GTAACAACATACATATCAAGGACGCAACAGGTAAAGATTTAAGTTGGGTCGAGGCTGTAGTCAAGGCAACTAAGCCGGACATTCTGGTATTGGATATGGGAGACAAGTTCGCCCCCAGGACTAGTGACAAGTCAGATGTTTACCTTAGGGATGCAGCAATTCATGCTAGGAACATAGCTAAAGAGTACAACTGTTCCGTCTTTTGGCTCTCTCAATTAAGTGCTGCCGCTGAAGGTTTAGCTACCCCAGATCAGTCTATGTTAGAAGGTAGCAAGACAGGAAAAGCTGCCGAAGCAGACTTGATTATACTAATAGGTAAGAACAGAATTACCGAAGGTAATGAAATGGAAGACAAAGAACGGCACATAAATATAGCTAAGAACAAATTAAAGGGTGGCTTTCATGGTCGCATCACTTGCCAACTGGCAGGGGATATAGCACAATATACAGCCTAGAGGAGAGAAAGATATGAGGTACTACAATCCAGAAAAACCGAAGACTAATTGCTTTACATGTGATGGCAGGGGAATAGTCTATGAGGGTGAGCATTTCCCTTCTGACCCCAATAATCCTTGCGTTCATGCAGAAACTTGCCCAGATTGTATGGGTTCAGGGTATGTTACAGAAGAATGAGGTTAGTTTTAGATGTCGAGAATACAACTACTAAACGCAATGGTAAAATACATATGGATCCATTTGAGCCTAATAACTTTTTGGTGCAGGTGGGTACTAAAAATGTAGACATAGATGCAGATAAGCATCTGTTGACGTTTGATCATATAGAACACAGTGATCGTACTGGTGCTAACGCTACGTTGTTACAGAGCATACTTGACAAGACGACACTGTTAATCATGCACAACGCACAGCACGACTTAATGTGGTTGTGGGCTAGTGGTTTTAAATATGATGGCGAAATATATGACACTATGTTGGCTGAATATATTCTGCAACGAGGTCAAAAGCAGTCTGTAAGTCTGTCGGCATGTGCAGAACGAAGACAATTAAACTTTCAGAAGGACGATACATTAACTAAATATTTTAGTGAAGGATACAACACAAATGAAATACCTCTCAAAGAACTTACCTTTTATCTTAATTGCGATCTTAATGTTACTGCCGAACTGTTCCTTGCTATTACTACCGAAGGATACGCCAAAAGCGAGTCCAACGGAATGGATAGAGTTCGAGCCATTACCTGTGAAGTCTGTAAAACCCTCACCCGAATGTATATGCGAGGGTTCCGGGTGGATAGAGTCGCCCTTCAAAGAGTAAGAGAAGAGTTTGAACAAGAAAAGACAAGCATTGAGGCTAGATTGTTTAAGCAGATCCGTGATCTAATGGGAGACACCCCAATAAATTTAAACAGTCCAGAGCAAGTATCTCAAGTTATTTTCAGCCGAAAGATTACAGACAAAAAAGAATGGGTTGATTTGTTCGAGTATACAAGTAGCGTATCTGAGTTTCGAGATGCGGTTGCAGCTAATAGTAAGTTGCTACGAAAGACTAAGGCATTTAGCTGTCCTACGTGCAATGGCATAGGGAGCCGTTTTAAAAAGAAGAAGGATGGTAGTAACTTCAAGAAAGCTAATAAATGTCCTGACTGTTTTGCTAGGGGCTATCAGCTAGAGCAAACTAATAATTTGGCAGGGCTAGGATTTAACGCACCAAACAAGTCTTGGGTAAGTGCTAATGGTTTTAGTACTAGTAAAGGTAACTTAGACATACTTATAGCAACTGCGAGAACTAGGAGTATGGTGGTTGCAATACAATTCTTAGAAGATATAAAGCGTTTGTCTGCGGTAACCACCTACCTATCATCATTTGTTGAAGGCATAAGTAACTATACAAAAGAGGATGGCTTTCTCCATGTATCCCTGACACAACATATTACCGCTACTGGGAGGTTCTCAGGACGTAACCCTAATATGCAGAACATGCCTAGGGGCGGTACGTTTCCAGTGAAACGTGTCTTTGTATCCAGATGGAAGGGTGGTCACATATTAGAGGCTGACTTTGCACAATTAGAATTTAGGGTTGCTGCATATTTGTCACAGGATGAGGTAGCTATGAAGGAGATAGATACAGGGTTTGATGTTCATAGCTACACAGCTAAAGTTATAACCGATGCAGGGCAGCATACAACACGCCAGGTAGCAAAGGGCCATACATTTGCCCCCTTGTTCGGGGCGAGTGGGTTTGGTAGAAGTAAGGCAGAAGCTGCCTACTACAAACATTTTAATGATAAGTATCAAGGCATAGCTAAGTGGCATAAAACATTAGGTGAGGAGGCAATTAGACACAGAAAGATAACAACACCCTCCGGCAGACAGTATGCTTTTCCTGATGTTGAACGTCGAATGAACGGGCAACCATCATATTTTACTATGATAAAGAACTATCCTGTGCAAGGATTTGCTACAGGAGACATTGTGCCATTAGTTCTTCTTGAGATGGACAAAAGATTAGAGCCGTTGAAGTCGTGCTTAGTTAATACTGTGCATGACTCTACAGTGATTGATGTACATCCCAAGGAAAGAGAAGCAGTGATACAAATCATAGCAAAGATAAACGAAGATTTAGATCAAATAATAGAGGAGGCATATGATGTAAAAATGAATGTACCCATGCTTTTAGAAGCTAAGATAGGCCCTAATTGGCTTGACACAGAAGACGTTTTATAGTATAACTATAATTCTTTTCAAACATTACATAGAAAGTAAATTATGAACTCAGAACTTATAATATCGGGTGTCTCAGGACAGGCACTAGCCGAAATGATGGGGGTATCTTCCTCTAATGATGACGGAACTAAAAGAGCATCTAACTTAGCCAGGCTTAGTATAATGTCTAAACCTATCATGGGCGACTTCGAGTCGGATGGTAAAGTTAGAAAGACAGAGGTGCTACCAGTTGGTGCATACAGACTAAAGGTAGATGATGAATTTGTTTATTGTCTTAATCCAGAGATACGTATCTTTTCTCTTAAAGAACAGTGGACACACTGGGACTCAGTAAACAACGTTATGGACCGTTCTTTAATGGCGAATAACCTTTATGGAGATTTAAAAGACTCCAAAGGAACATTCAACATAGGAAGGCCAACTGGATACCATTCCAAAAAAGAGTATGATGCTTTATCACAGGCCACTAAAGATTTGATGCGCTCTGTAAAAAGAACTAAGATAATATTTGGAACGGTTAATTTTAATGGTCTTGCTTTGGATGAGAATGGTAATGAAGTTACAGGCTATGATGGTCAGATACCATTTATACTAGACACAAAAAATAAGGATAGTATTAATGCTCTGAGAGATGCCTTGGACTTAGTAAAACGAGACAGTACACTTCCTATAGAGGCCAAGCTGTTAAAGAGAAGTTTTATTTTGGGGGCTAAAATAGAATCTGTTCCACAAACGTATGCTACTATACTATTCACTGTTAAGGGTGAAGTAGACCTTGAAGATCAAGACAATAAAACATTTGAGAGCTTTCAAGATTGGATTATTTGGTCTAACACTTACGTCTTAGATAAGTGGAAAGAACACAATGTCCAAGAACTTAGCCAAGAGGATGCGGATCTTACAGAACAATTTGTTGAGATTGAAGAGTTTACTGGCGCAGGTGTATAATGGAACAACTATCTGAGGCAGGCCATTGGTACGACAAAGATGGTTCTCCTACTTACACTATTATCGGGGCAAATGGTAAAGAAAGAAATACCACCCTAAGAGATGCGAGGCAGTGGGGATACGTCCCCTCTGTCACAACAGTAATAGGCATGGCAGCAAAACCTGCGCTAGAGAACTGGAAAGTTAATCAAGCGTTGAATTCAGCTTTGACTTTAGAACAAGATCCAGGAGAGTCATTAGAAGACTTTACTAATAGATGCAAACAGGACTCAAAAGAAATCGGCAGAAGAGCCGCAGAGCGTGGTACTATTATCCATGCTATGATTGAACAAGGGTTTATGGGTGGCACAGAAACTAAAGCCTATAAAGTTATTAAAAATTATTTAGATGAAACTTTTCCTGGAGAAGAATGGATTGCGGAAGACTCTTTTTGTTCTACTTCTGGTTATGGCGGTAAGATAGATTTATATTCTAAATCAGGAATTTTTGTTGACTTTAAGACTAAAGATGGGTTAAAAGATAAGAAGGCATCTAAGTTAGTGTTTGACGATCACGGTATGCAATTATCGGCTTATGCTGCAGGATGTAATTTTAATAAACCAGAAAGAGTTTCAATATTTGTTGATAGAGAAGATCCTGAATTAATAGCAGTGCATAAGTGGGACATAAAAACCCATGAAAGACATCTAGCTATGTTCGACAGTCTTCTGTCATACTGGAAACTAATGAAAAAATATGATCCATCAGAGATCTTAAACACCAATAAAAGCGAGGCAGCATAATGACTAAGATGACAATAGAAGGCACAGAATACAACACAGATGATATGACTGACGAACAAAAAGAATTGATTGAAGTTCTAAAAGTTAATACAACTACATCAAATGTAGTCAATCATATGTTACAATGTGTGAACGCAATAGGTAGAGTTAAAATTGATG